GTAAACCTCGTCCACGAGGAAAAACCATAGTCTGTGGCACGCGACAGCTCACTGACGAACACCAGCCTTCACAGAAGCAGGCTGGGCCACTGGGGCCAGAGAGGCCACAGGGAGCTGAGGCGGGGCGGCCACGTGAGAGCGAGCGGCCGTCGCCATCGAGTGCACGCGCGCGAGACGAGCGTCGACGTCGAGCATCGCTTGTTCGTAATTGGCACGAAAAGCGTCGATCTCGCGTTCCTTTCCCTTGTCCTCGGAAGGCTGAGACACATCAATAGGCTGCGGCGACGGCCCTTCGAGCGCGAGAACACGCGACTCGAGACAGTCGACGAGCTTTTCGTAGTCCTGAAGCGTCTTGACACGAGGAGGCCGAGAAAGCGTGACAGTCGAAGGTGCAATCACCATACGAACGGTGGAACCCGTTCCACCTGTAGCGGTGACGTAGAAGTAATTCGTGCCACTCATCTTGGGGGAAAGAGAGCTGTCATTAGGCACGGACAAATTGTACATAGAATTGGCGCCAGTACCAGCGCTATTGACAAGAGCGTTGAGCAAAGTGCGAGTCATGCCCACGGCATTGAGAACAATCGCAGTAATTGAGCTGCCGGTGTCCGTCTCAAGCCAAACGTACCAGTTGCCGACCGGCACGTTGTAAAAAAGGTACTGACCGCCGACCGAAACATCGAGGACAGTAAGAGCTCCAGGAGGCTGAATGGTGGTGACTGGATCGGTAGTGCCCCAAGGGTTACTGGTGGTAGCACCACTGATACTAGTCGCCCTCCAAAAACCGGAAGAGCGCTCCGAATTGGAGACACTGAGCTGAGGAATAGAGAACTCGATATCATAAAGAACGAAAATCGTACCCTCAGCCTGCGGCGAAGTAGACCAGGCACCAAGGCCAGAGAGAACAAGCTGCCCGGCGCTCGAAAGACGAGCGTCGGAGCCATTTGAATTGACAAACATGTCCGTGAATTGACGATCAATGGGAACATGAGTGAGGCCAACGCTCCAAGAATTGAAGGCGTCGTAGCCCTCATGCGCTGCAGCCGCTTGTGCATTGGAAATACCAGAACCAGCAACAGGCTGGTCGGGGTCAGTTTCGACGTAAAGAGCCGCTTGACCGGTAGACGTGGCAGGACAGCCTGGCTCGTAAATGAACGCGAGCTTGACGGGCCGCCACTTCTCATAAGAGTTTGCGAACTGGGACACACGTGTGTTTGCAAAAGCCCCCGATGAGAAGTTGAGATCCCACGTAGCCATGACTGAGCCAAGAGCTTCACTGCCAGTGCCGGTGTAAGAACCGACAAGATCACACCCGCGGACGCGGATGATCTTCGCGCCGTTTGCGCGATTGCCCGATCGGACTGAGTGGATCCCGACCTGTCCGCGCATGGACATCGGAAGGGCCAATGGGGCAGCACCAGCAACAGGGGAAGTAGAGGCCAGCTGCAGCAGATTCGGCACAGAGGGACGGGCCGAACCTTGCTGAAGCCCGGTCGGGAGCTGAAGTCCCATGGAGACAGCAGTCGCTGTGGGAGTGTGGCCCGCAACAAGGAACGGAAGAATAGCCGGTGCGATAGAGGCAGCATACTTCGCAGCCTTCCCCAGGAATCCGAAGACACTCTCGTGCCACGCTTTCCCAGAAGGCTTGTGAGCAGAAGCTTTCATCTTCTTCTCCGAAGAAACCAGGGCGCGCGTCGCCTGCTTGAAGTGGGCCATCTCGTGGAGACGAGCAGTCGCAACCTTCATGTCGAAGGGCGCCCGGGGGGGATGTATTGACTTGGTTGCGTCGGATTCTTTGTTGTTGACGCGAACCTTCCCCGAGCGAGGAGTGAGCACGAACGTTGCGTTCGCTGGTGCGGTCCCGTGAACACGACAGAGGGGACCGAACTTCTTGCAAAGCCGGCACGACATGATGGTCCAACTGGTTGGGAGTAGCCAGGGTGAGCAGACGAAAGAACACCGAATTATAGGGCGGCCTACGCCTTTGAGCACCCAAGGTCCGGGGTTCATATGAACGCCGACAAGCTTAAGAAGATGCGAAGGGTCCTGATCCTGAACGACCCGAGTGGAAAAAAAAGAAAACCCCTCGAGTCGACAATGCAGGAGAGCAATCTCCTTTTCAGTGAGCCATGCCGGCAGACACTGCTTCATGCCTGGTTTGTTTTTATGTTTTGCCCAAAAGTCCTGGCACAAATCCTCCAAAGCGAGGAAGTGCTCTCGCCAAGGGAACAAGGCGAGACGGAGGCCAAGAGCATGTGAAAAAGAAGAAACGTGAAACGGGAGCTGGTTCCGAAGAGGAACCCAGTAGACTGAACTGAGGAGCTTGTCCAAGTTGCCAGCAGCACACAAGAACTCACCCACACCGTCGACGTATCGAGAGACTAAAGAGAATGACAAGAAAGTCATCTCAGCGGCCGCACGAGGAACGTCGACAAGCGTCTCCAAATGAACGTTAACGTTAGTCTTAAGAAAAGCGGCGAGAGTCGGAAAATGCAATGGTGGGGCGAAACGCCCCATTCCGTCGTCGCCATTCAAAAAAGAACGCATCAGGCGAAAAAGAGCCTGATGCGGCAATTTGTACAGAGCAAGACAACCGTAAGCCAAAGCGCCCATATGCATGATGCCGTTGTCTTGGCCGGTTGACATCTTACCGGAGGGATTAGTGACCATAGGGTGCACGTTGCCTCCGATTATGCGGTAACCGGCATGCGCAGCGTCATAGAGATTCGCTGACACCTCATGAAATTCCGGTGGCAAAAACCGGCACCGAACGTCACGAACAAGCCGAGCGAGCCGAGGGTGGAAACGGAGGTCAAAACCTGAACCATCCCAGTTCCAACACCAACGACCGCCCAACGAAAGCATGATCGTAACAAATTGGGACCCGGGAACACGGATACCAATGGTGAACGGGTGACGACCGACGCTCTTGAGAAGGGCGTCGTCCTGCCATTGCATGAGACGTTTAGAGGTGATCTCGTGTTCCATCGGGCCGTTCAAAAAGACCCGGGTTGCATTAACGAATACCTTTGCCTCTGGACGGAGCTCATCCTTGAGTGTGGCCAGAAAGGGCATGAAATGAGTATGGCCATGCTCAAGGTTTGTACACCGGCGATCAACACCGGACGGATCGACACACAATGCATCCCATTTCGTGGAGGCGCCGTCGCAGTCTGGCCAACCAGGGCTCTTGGATAAATCCATGAACCCGATGGCCTCTTGACGGCTGTACACGACGGTGCCGGACCAGAATGGGCGAAGAATGTCGATCAAGAGATCATATACACTCGACAACACAACGTCGTCGAGGAAAGGTGTATGCTCCTTCGCCTTAACGAGAGTGACCTCGAAGGCTAATGGAGACATGGAGGAAGGTTTGTACAACTGACCAGGCTTAGAAGGAAACCCCCAAGCCGCAGGAACATAATGGGACTTGCCGATGGGCCGGGCGAATGCAACAGCCCCGACGAGGGGTCCAGACCACAATCGAGGGTGACCGCGTTCCTGGGGAACGGTCACATCTGGCAAGCCCAAAGGCCGCATCAGTTTTTTGTGGGGAGGGGCCCGGCAAAGAGGCCGAGCAACCCAGCAGTGACCGGGATACCAAGGTTGTTGACCTTGGAAGCCCCAGCACTGTAGTGAATCCCACAAACTGAACCGTTTGGGTCAATATAAGGAGAACCACAATCGCCATTCTCAGAAGAAATCGTCGTGACCATCACGGGACCTTGAGCCCCCGGGACGGATGCTTCGACGACTTCCCCGTGTGCCGTAGTGCTAGATGTGATGCAGATCAAACTGAGACCAGCCTTTGGGATGGCGAAATGGCGTTTGGCGAGAGGGGTTGGTCCATCCAACGGTGCCAACAAAGCAAGATCGTCGTGGCCTGCAGCCTTGACAAGACCGTCGTTCCCGCTACGAAGTGGCGGAATACCATAAGTCTTGTCAAGATAAGGCGAGTAAAAGACACAATCGGCACGCTTTGGGTGCTTGTAATAATCGTCGAGAACGTGGCGATTCATCAGCACCCCAATGTTCGTAGTGAGAGCGTGCCCAATCGGGCCGTCGGGTGTACGAAGAACAAGGATAGCGCGCCGCGCAGTGTCGGTATTCACACGAGGGTTGCCAGGTATGGCAGACTCACGACGTGAGCTAGCACTAGATGGTATGAAGAAAGAATCAGTGACAAGATGACCCTTCTTCGCACGAACGACGACATACGAGTGGCCAGAAGCCAAACTACCGGACCACTGGTCGCGTGGCCGGGGCTCGTACTCGTCAATATGTTCTAGATCGTAAGGAACCTCACCGTCGGCTTCAGAAATGGAGACAATAGACTTGTCTTCCGGGTAAATCGTGTAAGAATCTTTATGTTTTTGGTTTTTTTTGTTGGGGTGTTGCCCCTTGTTTTTTCCACGATTTCCCTTACCCTCACGCTGGTCATCAGACCGCTTCTCTCGACGGAAGGGGAGAAGCT